ATGGATTCCTCGGCGTCGAGGGCTTTCTGGTCGCGGTAGTTCTCGCGGAGGAGGTCTGCTACGGGGCCGAGGGCTTGGCGCAGGCGAGGCCAGGTGCGCTCGACATAGTAGATGCTGCGGGCTGTGGAGAGAATGCCTGCAAGGTCGGCTGCTGGCAGGAGGCCGTCAGCGACGAGGCACTCGGCGGTGGCGCGGAGGTTGACGATTGGAATGGAGAGGGCGCGGTAGCCGTCTTCGGCGTGGCCGTGAGCGAGGGCTACATCGGCATCGTCGGTGCAGGATTCTTCGGCATACCACCCGGCGATGATGCCAACAGGCTCGGCTCCGTAGCGGGCGCACTCGACGGCCCGGAGTGCGCCGAGGCTGCCTGCGCCTATGACGCGGCATCCCTGCTCGATGGCGAAGAGGATTTCCTTGTGCCAGGGGGCGAGGCTTTGGTGAAAGAGGCCGTCGATTAAAAGGATGGTATCTGGACCTTCGAGAGCGGCGGCGGCGATGTCGCCTTGCTGTGCCGGGGGGCGGAGGTTGGCATCAGCGGGGATATTTGCGGGGCGTGTGGGGCCGAGGAAGATTTTCATTTAGCCCTTTTGGCGCGGTGGCCTGGTTGCGAGTAGTCGAAGGTGTAGCCTTCCAGCGTAGGGGTTATGACTCGCACGACGCTGCATGGGTAGTCGTGGGTGAACTCATAGACGAGTGGCTCGGGGATACCTGCGGCATCGAGGAAATCGAGGAGGGTGTCTATGTCTGCCTCAAAGGTGTCGCCGGAGCGGTCGGGATGGGCGTTTGCGCTGGTGGTGGCGTGTTTGTAGAGGCGGGCAAGGATAGCAGATGAGTCGGTGGCTTTGACCTTCTCGTAGCGGGCGTGGAGGAAGTCGTCGCGGCTCCCGGCGATCCATACGGCGCGGGCTTGAATGGTCTCGGTGAGAGCGCGGGCTTGGGCCACGGCTGGATCGAGGTGGGCGGCGTAGCCTTTATTGACTCCGCAGCCGCTCTCGCAATCGATGAGATATGCTATGTAGGTGGGCAGGCCGATGTCGCTGGTGACATCGAGGAGCACAGGGGTGATGTCGGCGTCTCGCAGTGTGCGGACGAGCCGGGCTACGGTGGGGTCGGTGATGGTGTCGAGATCGACACGGGGAAAATCTTGTAGCCTGTGCTGGGCGATGGCTGTGGCGTCGCGTTCGATGCATTCGTAGAGGCCACCGGCGACGGCTTCGGCGTAGGTGTTGCCAGAGGAGAGGCCGTTGCTTGTGTAGGCAAATGGCAGGCTGGTAAGCGGGGCGGGGTCTGGACGGGCGAGGAGGCGAACGGTGTCGGTGGGCACCATACGGGCGGCTCCACTTTGTAGGCCGCGCACCTCGGTCCAAGGCATAAGAGCGGGGGGATGGAAGACAGCTCCTTTGGAAAGCGGCAGGCGTGTCTCGGCTTTGTCGCCGAGCTGCGCTGCGGTGGCAAGTATGTGCCGAGGGCGGCTGGTTTCGCCGACATGGCGCTCAAAGCCTTCCATCATGGCCGAGCATTTTGCTGCGGCGGGGGTGGCTCCTTTGCCGGAATCCACGGCCAGCACTATGGCATCGGGCCGGATGCACTGGGCGACACAGATGCCGATGCGGTCGAGCCCGGTGATCTCGGCGAGGCGGGTAATGCCTGCGGCGTGAAAATGCGGCCGCATGCGCTCCAGCGTTTGCTCTGGAGTGCAGGCGCGGTGGGCTCCTTCGAGTCGGATTTTTTCTGTTAGTTCCAAGACCATTGAAGGGTGCGGAGCGTGAGGCGGGCGATGAGGCGGCGGAGTGGAGTGGTGATGGCGGCGGCGATGGATTGGCCGTGCTGGCAGTAGAGGCGTATCGTGCGGTCGCTGGCATGGCGTAGCATGGCGCGGCGGTATTCCACCCAACGAGTAGTGGCCGTGCCGAAGGCGGCGCGGGCTACCCAGCAGGCGGCAGCGGCGGCTCCGATGACGGCGCTGGCTCCCATGGCTGCTCCATGGAGGCCCATATTCGCGGCGTTGTCGCTGGCCTTGGCCGACATGTAAGAGCTTTGCAGAGAAGCGTTGTTGTTTTGCACCGTGTTCCAGCGGGAATCCAGCATGGAGGCGTTGACCCCGGCGACATTCCCGGCCATCTGCGTGGCGTTTGAGTAGGTGTTGCCGATCATTTGGCCGGAGTTGCCGAGGGTGCTGGCTCCCATGCCGAGGGCGGGGTTCATGGCGCGGGCGTAGGGGTCGATGGTGATGTTGGCTCCGGCGAGGCTGCTGCGGAGGTTGGCTTGGTTCATCCTGGTGTTGGCAGACTGGCCGAGGATGTTGCCGACTTGGCCAATGCGGTTTTGCCGGTTGCCGACGAGCATTTGATTAGTGGAGCCTGCGAAGTTGCGGCGGTCTGCCTCGCGTTGGGAGGCGTAGGCGTCGCGGTTGAGGACTTCTGCGGCGAGGGCTCCGGTGCCAACTCCAAGGCCACGAGCGGCCATTCCGGCGCGGGCTTGCTGGGTGGCTTGGCGCTCCTGCTCGGGGCTGAGGGCGCGGCCTAGAGCGAGTTCGCTGGTGGCTTGGCGTTGAAGCTCGCGCTCGATGTCGGTGCCTTCGAGGTCGCGGGCGGCTTGGTAGCCGAGTTGCTCGGTGTAGTCGCCGATGCGGCCAAGTTGGTTGGCTTGGTCTTCGGCGGCGATGAGCTGGTCGGTAGCGCGGCGAGTGTAGGCGTTGTTGTTGCCAGAGAGGCTATCGGAGAGTTTGCTAATCGTGCCAAGCTGAAGGGCTTCAAGTTTCGGATAGGCTTCGATCTGCGCGTTGAGCTGGTCGCGGTAGTCTTCTTTAGCGGCTCCACGCGATTGCGCCATCAAAGCGCCGTAGTCGATAGGCTGCGCTTGTGGCGGCGCTTTTTGTTCCTTGGGTTTAGATGCTGAGGAACCTCCCATTAGGACACCCTCCCTTCAATGAAACCAACACGGCGGGCGAGTTTGGACCATGGGTAGGCGTGGGGTTGGAAAGAATTGCGGCGGTGCCAGATGGCCCACTCTTGGGGGTGTGTGGCGACGCGGAGAAATTCGCGGACTGGGTTCGCGTGGCCGACCGAGGCGGCCAGCTCGACAAACCAGGCGTTGGGGGGGAGGTCGTAGGTCATGGTGTTGGTATCCGGGGAGTAGTGGATTTCGTGGGCGAGGAGGAAGACTTGCGGGGTGTTGAAAACGAGGCCGTGGGCCATGTGCCAGGCGAGGAGGGATTCGAATGGTTCGGTGGTGTTGTCGTCATGCCAGTTGCGGGCGCGTTCCCAGGGGAGCATTAGGCTTTGATGCAATACAACATGGCGATGTTGCGCGGGCGGGTTTCGGTGGTGCCTGCGGGGGATTGGCTGGAGGTAGTGAAATCGTGCTGGTGGCGGTTGGTTGCGCCATTAGTTGTAAAAGGCCCAAAAGATCCCATGCCCCCGCTATACATGTTGTAGACATTTCCGCCGCCCGCCGAAGTAAATGTGTGAGCGTGATCTGGATAGTCGTGTCCTGTCGTTCCAGAATGCGTATGGCTGATCAGTCCGTCCGCTTGCTTGGCTCCAAAAGTGCCAGCGGCAACGCCATCGCTATTCGTGCCTGATCCTCGCACGAAATAGCCACGCAAGTCAGGAAGGGTAAATGTGGTGCTACCATCGCCAGCACCGTAAGTTGTCCCGATGGCTGCAAAGAGAGCGGCAAAGGCCGTGCGAGACACTGCCGATCCATTGGCTGCGAGCCATCCATTTGGCGCGGTGTTCATGGCAAACGGCATGATCGCTCCGGTCGGCACAAGTGTGACGCTGGAGTTGAGCTTGGCTTGAGTGACAGCGCCATCGGCGATTGTTGAAGTTGTCACCTCGTTATTTGCGAGGGCTACCACTGGCGTTGCCGCCGAGTTGAGCTTTGCTGGGGTAACGACTTCATCGTTTGTAAATGTGTAGCCTGGGGTAACGGTTGCCATGGTTTGGAGTTTTAAGTTAGTTCAGCGTGCGGGTTTCGGCACTCACCGGCCCGTTGATTGTCGCCTCGGCGGTGAGGGTGCGGAGGATGGGGCGGCCGGAGGTGGTGCGGAAGCGGAGGTCGAGGGCGGTTGCCTTGCAGCGCAGCGGAGCCTTCAGTGTGTAGTCCTCTTGGTCGGCGGTGGTGTTCACCAAGGAGGCGATCTGGAAATCAGCGTCGAAATCCGTCGTCACCGCATCGAGCGTGCAGGCGCTTCCAGCGGGCAGGACGACGCTGGCCTTGGTGCGGGTCAGGCGTTTGGCGTTGAGGGTGCCCCAGCCGTAGCGGCGCGTCAGGAGACTGCCCAGGACAGGGGTGCTGCCGAGGCCGCTTTGGGTATCGTCCGCGCCGGTCTCTTGCTCATCGAGGAGGAAGAGCTTGCCGGTGGTGGTAGCCGCGAAGAGGCGGCGCTGTGTGCCGTAGTCCGAGACAAGCAGGCGGTTCAGCGGGAATACGTAGATGTCCTTGGTCTCCCAGTTCTGGTTCAGCATGTTGAAGGCGAAGAGTGCGTTTGGCTCGGTGCTGTTGCCGAGCGGCACGGCAAGGTAGTAGCGGTTGGCAAAATAAATGCCGTTGCTGAGGTGCGCTGCCGGTGCGTTGATCTCGGCGATGAGGTCGGCAATGGGGTCCGAGAGTGTCTGCGTGCTGCCGCGCAGCTTGAGGTCAAATTGATTGTCCAGCCGGTAAACTCCGTTGTCCGAGAGGAAAAAGACATACACGCCTGCGGTGGCGATGGATCGCTTGGCCGAGCAACCGATCTCGTCGGTGAGGAGTTGCAGGCTGGAATTGGCAGGGTCAATCGAGACGCCATCCGTGCCGATGGCCGCCGTGGCGAGCCAGATGGATTTGCGGCAGAAGACCAACACTTGCCCCTCGGCATAGGGGTGCAGGGCCACGATGTAGTCGTTCGAGCCTGAGTTGGCGCGAAATGCCTTGCTCACTGGATCGTAGGTCTCGGCGTCGAAGACATCCGAAATCAGCACCTCATCGCGGTTGCGGGCGATGACCAGTTGGTTGTTGTAGTAGGTCGCCGTGCTGGTGCTGGGCAGGCGCGAGTAGGTCACGCCCAGCGGATGCGAACCCTGCGCGACGCGGGCGAAACCATTTGCCAGGATGCCATCCCACACCAAGGCAGGTTGGACACGCTGGGAAATAATCGTGCCGCTGGCAGAAGATGCCGTGGCGGGGGGAACAGAAAACGAAAACTGCGTAGAAGAAATGCGCGTCACCTCAAAGTCGGCCAAGTAACCAGCCTCCCCTGCCCCGCTGATGCGCACCACCTCGCCGGTCTGGTAGGGGTGAGTGCCCAGCGTGGTGGCTGTGGCCGTGCCGCTGGCCTGCGTGAGCGTCTGGAGGCGGATCAGCGACTCCTCGCGGGTGCGCAGCAGGTAGAGTTTATCGAAGGCTTGTATGACCTCTATGTCATCGCCAGCGACCAGCGTGTCAGTGTTGGGCAACTGAATCGTCTGGAGATTCGCGCCGTCGCGCCAGAGGTAAACAGAGTTCGGCCCGGCAAGGACGATGTATTCGTTGGAATTATCCAATCGCGGCGAGGAGTAAATGCCAGCGCCGATGATGCCGCCGGTGTAGGTCGTTTGAACGATAGGCCCCTTGTTGGCCACAAGCGTTCCGGTGGCGTTTGCGCCGGGGTCGGCCGCCATCGTGTAGGTGAAGGTATTTGCGCCGGTGGCCGTGATGTAGAAGTCGCCGTTGTATTGCGCAGGCGAAGCTCCGCGAATGTTGATGCGGTCGCCCGTGGCGTAGCCATGCGCGGCGAGACTGGCCGTGGCCGTTAGGTTGCCGATGCCGCCGCGAGTCAGTGAGGAGATTGTTTTGTCCGTGCCGAGCTGGAAGGGAACGGTCAAAGCCTCGCCAATGTAGCCGATGGATTCGCCGAGCCGCTTGGCCCCTTTGCGGGTTTGGGCGACGCCACGATCAAGGCGCATGTTTTCGCAATACTGGACCATACCCGGCTGGAGTTGCAGCGGGTTGAGGCGGGAGGCCATGCCGAGGAATCCGGCGTCACCTTCTACGATTGTTTGGTCATCTGGCATCTACTTTCTATTGTGCGGAGCCTTGTCAAGTAGGCTGCGGATGGCGGCTACGCTTAGGCGCATGCGGTTGTTTGTGCTGAACAGGTCTTTGATGGCGCTGGCGGTTTTGTGCGGGTTCGCAAGGATTTTGTTTCGCACCTTGGGCAGCAGATCGTCGGGGATGCCGGGGATGGAATCTGGGGTTTTGTCAGAAATATGTGGGCTTTTTTCCGACACAACTTTGCCGGTTTTCTGCCGGTAGCCGGTTTGGTAGAGGAGTTGACGGCTGCCGGGTTGCCAGTGGGGGAAGTTCTGTTTCTCGACTTGGCCGTCGCGGATGGCGGCGGCGAGGATTTTTGGCACCTCGCTTGGTTCGCAATCGAGGTCGGCGGCGATTTCGTCGGCGGTGCTCCAGCCGGGCGGGAGGGAGTTGGACTTTTTAGCGAGGGATTTCCAGTTGCTCATAGGTAGATGGGGGAGGTCATGGTGCGGCCGCGTTTCTTATCCAGTAAAAAGTATGTCTGAAGTGGGGGCTCGAAACTCGCCTTGATGGAGAGGGCATAGGCGTTGAACCCTATGAGACTTCCATTGCATAACCAGTTTGAGTTCTGCTGGTAACGATGCCAGTGGCCGAATAGATCAAGGTCGGCGCGGTTTGGGGATCTGTTCCACGCGGCGATGGCTTTGTTTACGCCAATGCTGATGTCGCCCACACCTCCATTGTATTTCAATGCGTCGCCATGGTGAAAGCGCAGTCGGCGGCCATACACTTCCATGAAATTGAAATAGCTGTCCGCGATTTGAAATTCGATCTGCTGGTCATCGATGAAGCGGCCTTCGAGGATTTTGTAGAGAAGCCACTCGTAGCTGTGCGCGGCTCCGGTGGCGTGGCGGGGCTTTTGCGTGGTGCGTCCGTGGTTGCCGTAAGATGTCGGAATCAAGATGCGCTTGAAGTGGGGCTTGAGCGTGGCGAGGCCATCGGCGAGCCGGTCTTGGAGCCAGAGGATGACCTGCGTCGGCGTCTTGCTATTCGATTCGGCGAGCTCTTCGTGAATCATGCCGGTCATCAAATCGCCGCCGAGCCAGAGGAGGAGGTCGTCGATCTTGGCTCCGTGGCGCTCGATCTCGGTGAGGCGGGCGATGGTGGAAAAGAATTTCTCGATGCGGGTCTTGGCGATGGGCAGGCGGTATTCGTTGAGGCCGTTGACGGAGGCGGACTCGACGGTTTCCTCAACATGCCAATCGCTGGCAAGCGCGATGGCGACAGCTTCGGCCTTGTCGTTCATCGAGACCGAGAGCGGATGCGGGCGAATGCGTGTCTTGCCAAGCGATAGCGCGATGCCGAGTTGTTTTTCCAGCGACTCGACGCTGGCTTGGTATTGCGCGAGCTTGGCTTTGAGCGCATCGACTTCGGTCTTGTGGGCTTTGTCTGCTTGCTCGCGGGCTATGGATGACCAGGATGTTTTCATGCTTCTTCCTCGGTGAGTAGGTAAGGGATTGACTTCTGCCCGGCGCGGTCCATTTCGGAATAGACCAGGGAAATGAAAGCCTCCCACTGGCTGGGGTAAATGGTCTGGCAGCCTTCGCTGCTGGTGGTGCGATAGCCGCCTTTGTGGATGTTGATGGCGATGCCCATGCTGTCGCCTGTGCCGTCGCGGGTCACAGGGAGTTCCTCGGCGGGGTTCGCGGGGCGCAGGGCAGGATAGCCGCCGCCGGGCTTGGAGAGGCCGTGTTTGCCTTTGCGGTAGCGGTGCACGCCGGGCTTGAGGACAGCGATGCCTTGGCGTTTCACGCTCGGATCGGTGTTGGCGTTGAAGGTTGCGTAGGCGTTTGGCGAGACGAGGAAAATGGCGTCGTCGTAGATGCCACGGTCGTTCTCGCCTGGGACTCCCATGGTGTCTCGGTAATACCCGCGAATACCCACCAGCGCGACCTCATCGCCGACGCGGGCCTTGGTGAGCAGGGCTTGCGTTTTCGACTTGGCTTGTTGAGGGCGGCTCGGGGGGAGCATCAGGAGTTTTAAGAATTAAGTTTTAAGTTCCGCCTCTGTGCTCTCTGTGTCCTCTGTGGTCATTTGTCCTTGAGCGCGGGGATTTCGGGGAGGGTGTAAGAAAACCTGCCGTAGTCGGTTTCGAGGGAGATGCCGAGGGTGCTGCAGCCGGTCAAAAATGAGATGCAGAGAAAGATGTAGCCGAGCAGCAGGCCGGTGGCGGCGATCTGGGCGGGCGAGGTCATTTCTTCTCGTCGCGGAATACTTCGATCAAAGCGATGATCGCCGCCACGGCGCTGCCAATACTTTCCCAATGCTGGGGCGAAAGGCTCAAACCAGCGAGGCCACCGAGGACGGCGAGGCCGCGAAAAGTGGACGGTTGTTTTAGGTGCGAGAGGAATTTATTCATGGGGGTGCTTTTTGTTGCGGAGGATTGCGTAGAGGGAAGCGAGGCCGACGGCACAGCCGATGAGCAAGGACGCGATACGAAGCCACGCCTCCAGCTCCGGCAGCATGGAGAGCGTGATGCCGCTCGCCGTAGCGAGGAGGCCGGTGAAGGAGGCTGTGGCTTGTTGCGTGTCCATTTTTAGCTGAGGGCGGCGGCCAGTTGCGCACCGGTAATTGCTACCGTGCTTTGTTGCTTGGCGCGTTCACCGATGGAGTCTGCCACCGTCAATTCATTTGCCGGTTTGGACCAGACGGCCGTGGCGTTCTGTGCGGCTGTAGGGATGTCTCCGGTTGCTGCTGGCGAGGCAGGGAGGTTGTCGGTCTTGGCTTTGATCGCGGCAAGCTGCGTGCTGTTGCTGTCGATTTCAGCACGGATTGCAGCGGCACTTGGGACGGTCGGCGCGTTCGTCAGAGTGTCCACGGTGCCGCCGGTGATGGTGCGGGTGGCGTGGCTCCAGATGTCGCTCGGCGTGACAGATGCTGGTGCGTTGGTGAGGGTGTCCACGGTGCCGCCGGTGATTTCGCGGGAGGCAGCAGACCAGACGGCGCTGGCGATTTCACCCTCGGTGGGCACATCGGGCGCGTTGGTGAGAGTTGTGACCGTGGCAAGCGTGCCGTTGGGCGCGAGCCTGCTTGAAACAGTTGCATCGAGGTTGTCCAGAGCGCCAGCGCGGGCGGTGGTGAGCCCTTGCGCGGTGAGGGCGGATTGGACATCGGCGGCAGTCAGAACTGCTGTTCCAAATCCCGAATCAACGGGAACTCCGCTTGCCACAGACGAAGCGGCTGGCACTGCGCATGTGCCGGTGATGTTTCCTCCTCCGTAGCTCACGCCGCTTCGGACATCGGCGGCGATGGGGTTGCCGAATGAGCCGTTGTCTGCACCATACATGGTGAAATAAGAGTCGGTTGTGCCTGAGAGAGCAAAGCGGTGTTGGCCAAGTGTGGGTGATGTGCCGAGTCGCCATTTAGTAACAGCAACTGCTGGGATTCCTTGCCAGTGGTCGTAAAAATTTCCACTCAGACTAACATTTGCATTTATATTTGCGCCCGAAATTGCGTGGGAAAATGCGTTGGAAGTAAAATTACAAGAAGTAGCTGTAATAGCTCCTAAGCCACTATTAATTACAGCAACTCCACCAACTCCGGTATTACCTGCGCCATTGAGCGTGCATCCATTTAATGTAACATAGCCACTTGTTGCATTTGATACAGATGCAACTCGGTCGCCTCCTGTAATAATGCTACTGTTGATTATTACACCACCCCCTAAAAGGTTGCTTATTGCAAAACCTGGAGTCGGTTGAAGCGATCCGGAAATAATGCTGCCTGTTAGTGATATGATACCAGTAGCGGCATTGGTTATGCCGTTCCCGTTATTAGCTCCACCAGAAATAGTCGTTCCTGTGCTGATTGTTATCGTTGCAGAGGACGCATTATACAGCGATGAATTGCTTGTGGCTGGTCCTAAGATTGAGCAGCCAGTTATTGCAATCGGCGAGGTGCCTGCATTATTTATTCCGTGAGCATTCGCGGATGAGCCTCCCGATATACGCAACCCATTTAATGAAAGAGCAGCAGATCCTGTGACATTCAAGCAAATCGTCGTGCCTGCGCGAATATCACAGGTCATGTTGTATGTTGCTGAAATGCTGAATTGACCTCCAGCCGCTGCGCCTGCCGCCGCATTTAATGCTGTTGTGATCGTGGCGAGAGCGCGGGCGGTGCCGGTTCCTGTTCCTGCACCTGTGGCCAAAAAAATTGTTCCAACCGTGTTGGACCCTGCGCCGATGGAGCCGAAGTTCGTCGTGCCTACAAATGTTATCTCATACCATTGACCGGATACGAATGATCCTGCGTTTACCGTGGGGTTATTATTTCCGCCGATGTCTACATTTTGGTCGATAGTGACATTGAAGCCGTTGGCATAAACCGTGTCGCCAGCCGTGGGAACAACACCGCCGTTCCATGTGCCGGTGGCGGACCAGTTGCCGTTGGCGATAGCGCGTCTTGTTGCCATAATTAGATTCCTTTCGAGGTGATGAATGTTTGGAGTGCGGCGTGAATTGCGGTCACTGCTGCAATAGTCGGCTCGTCGGCTTGATCGAGCTTGCCGAGGCGGATGTTGAGGGCGTGCTGGGGGGCAGTTTCCACCATGTCGCCTTCGATGCGGGTTGGGATTAGATCACAGACGACAGATGCGTCTGGTTTTCCTTCGGCGTAATAAGAGCCGGACACGATTAGGTTGAGCGAATAATGGTCGAAAGACTTTTCGCCGATAACGATTGGGTTGGTGGCTTGCATAGATTTGGATTTTTAAGAAAATTGGAGGGTTTCTTTGGAAGACCACGCGCCGACTGCCGATTGCTCGGCGGTGACATTTCCGGCTGAGTCGGTGGTGATGCGGTAGATGGTCCACTCTGCGGCGTCCTCGGCGGGGCCGGAGGCTGGGTAATCGGTCCAGGCGAGGCGGCCGAGGTAGAGGTGGTTGCCGTCTGCGGCGTGGAGGAGCTGGTAGTCGCTGGGGTCGCGGGGGCGGGCGAGGCGAAAGACTTCGTTGGTGTGGTCTTTGCTGTAAAGTCGGCGGTCGGCCAAGTTGATGGCAAGGGAGCCTTGCGCCACTTGCGCGGCGGTGGGGACTCGGCCGGGAACCGTGGAGCGGAGCAGCTGGATGACCGTGGCCATTGGGGAGAAGTTTTAAGTTTTAAGGATTAAGTTTTAAGCAGTGGCCCCGTGGAGCGGCGGGCGGGTTGGAACCGCACCGCCGCTGTGGGGGGAGGGAGCTATTAGAAGCTGCCGCCGTCGATCTCAGTCTCGAGCGCGGAAACGCGGGAGGTGAGCGAGGTGGCTGCGGATTCGATGTTGCCTGCGCGAGTTTCGAGGGCGTCGATGTCGCCTTCGTTGGTCGTCACACGGCCAGCCAGCGTGGTCGCTGCGGACTCGATGGCGTCGATGTCGGACTCGGCAGTCGTCACGCGACCGGCGAGGGTCGTCGCGGCGGACTCGATGCTAGTGGCGCGGCTCTCCAACGCGGCAATGTCGCTCTCCACCTCGTCGAGGCGTGAGTCGGCGCTGGCGTTTTCGAGAGTGGTCACGCGGGCTTCGACTGCATCAATGTCGCCTTCGGCTGTGGTGACACGGCCTGCGAGGGTCGAGGCAGCACCTTCGATGCTGGTGGCGCGGGACTCAAGGGCGTTGATGTCGCTCTCGGCTGTGGTGACACGGCCATCAAGCGCTTGCTCGGCTGCGGTGGCGCGGTTGACCTCGGCGGTCAGGGCGCTGGAGGCGCTGTTGGCGAGGGAGGTGATCGCACCGTTGAGGTTGCTGTCGGCGGCCTCGAAGGCGGCGACCACTTCCGTCAACGAATCGAGCGAGCCGGGAGTGACATTGCTGAGAACATTGTCAATGCGAACGCCGAGCGCGGCTTCCGCTGCGGTGGCGCGGTCGGCTTCACCGCTGATGCTCAAGTTCAGCGTGCTGACTTCCGAGGCGAGGTTTGCGTTTGTGGCAAAATGGCCCTCACCGGCGAGGACTTTGATTTGGTCGTCAAGACCGATCCAAAGTTTGTTGTCTACTTTTGAATAGGCCAACTCACCTACAGCAAGACTGGAGGGAGCGCCTGAGGCACCGGTTAAGCGGCGTTTGATGCGAAGGGTATTTGGCATGGTGTTTTGGGGGTGTTTGGTTGTTCTGCGGGGTTGTCCTAAAACTCACCGCCGTCCGCGTCGGAGGCGATGGGGAGGTAGGAAAGGGTGTCGGGGTCCCAACGATGGGGGATGTTGGAATCTTGCGGAAAGTAGATGCGGGCTACGGTGCCGGGGTTTGGAAAGTCTTCGAGGGTCGGGAAGGCTTGCACATCGTCAAAGTCGTCTGGAATCATCGCGCCGGAGATTTGACCCGAGGAGTCGAGCTGCGGCAGAGCGATATTCTGCGCTGCTCCGGAAAAGGGATTGAAGAAGACCTGCGACATTAAGTGTAGGGCGGGAATTTAATCTCGACGCTGCGGATCTCCGCGTTGTCGGCCGTGGGGGGATTTGCTCCGAAATAGGTATTCACGATTCGGGCTACCGATGTGCCGTTGAAAGTGAACTCGACATAGCTTGTGTTGTTCGTCGCGGGGGCGGCGAAACGAACATTTTCATACTTGGTGTAAGCGGGAGTCGGAAAACCTGTGCTCACCCGCAGAGCCCCATCTGGTGTGGCTTGGACGGGCTGGACAATGCCAGCGGTGTTGCGAGCGGCGATCTGAATTGTGGGGTTACTCATGTCGTTAATTTAATTATGGTGAAGGGTGTCAAGGGGTGATTATTGGAACGAAGCGGAGTAGCGGCGGACCTCGCCTCGGCGGAGCCAGGCGTCGTCCATTCGCTGCTGGAGGATGCCTTCGGCGCGGGCGAACTGGTAGTTGGCCTTGTCCATCTGGCCGTCCTCGGAAAGCGTTTCCGCGAGGGCGTAAAACTTAAGGTAGTCCGCGAGGAATGCCGGGATGCGGTGGCGTAGCCAGAACTCCTCATTCGTCGGGAGATTGCCGGTCGTGTCGGCGATGGCCTCGTAGCAATCGCCGGTGGTGTTGTAGTAAACGAGATCGCCCGCTGCGTAAGCGGTGGAGGAGTTGAACGCGGTTGCCGTGAACTTCGGCTGAGGCAGTGAGAACTCGACCCAGACTTGGCCGGAGATGTAGTCCGTATCGGTAATGAGGATGCGGTCTTCGGTGACGACGAAATCCAGCGACAGCGTGACGCGGCCTTCGTCGGGCTTGATGTCGTAAACCTTCAGCACATTGCCGATGGCCTTCTGGCCTGGAGCCAGCAGCGGGATGTAGGGGATGAACTCCTCCGCAGGCGCATTCGTGCTCGTCTCAATGTAGGTCGCGGTCGTGCGGTCGTTCCACGCGACATCCACGGCGGTGTCGATATTCAGCATATCGCCCGCTGCGGTCGTGGTGACGCGCTTGATGCGCCACACAGGGTCCGCAAATTGCGATCCCTGCAAGGCACGGCCGATGTAAGAGGTCGTGCCGACATAATCGCTCTCGAAAGTGTAGAGCCCCGGTGCGTAGCCCTCGCCCACCGGCGTGCGGGCCTCGGTCAAATAAACCTCGGGCCAATCAAAAAATGTCCAAGCCGTCGCCGCAGCGGTGGTGAGATACTCCGCCAGCGCCGTAGCTTGAGAAGCCATGAGCGGCTGCGCAGGGTCAATGCCCATGCGGGAAATCACGCCATCGCGGACTTTTTTGTAGGGGATGGATTTCACTGCGGGCCTCCTTGTTGCAACGCTGGCAGTGTGCCTTGGCGGCCGATCTGGGCGTTTTGCTGTTGCTGGAGTTGGAAGTTGAACCCCTTCATGCGGGCGTCGATCATCTTGCGGAAAATCTCATCCTGCTGGTAGCGCTGCTGCACGGCAGGGTTTGCCTGAATGATGCCTTGCAGGACTTGGGCGCGGAGCTGGTGGTTTTGACCCTCAGCGGGTAGCTCGGGCTCTGTGCCTGCGGCAATCTTGGTGTAGGCCAGTTGCTCTTCGTTGGCCTCGATGGCGGCGGCGGGGCCGGGGTCGCGCACCAAAATATCGGCGAGGTTTGGGTCAACCGCAGCCATGATGAATTTGACGAGCCCGGCGCGGTCGATGACACCGGCGACATCCATTGGGACGATGGCTTGGCTGATATAATTCAGCTTCACGCCGAGCGCTTCGGCGTCGAGGTTTTTGGCGTCCCAATCAATGATGAGGTCGAACTTGCCTTGGATGCTTTCGCGGTCGGCTTGGAAGGGGAGAGCCTGCCCGCCTGAGACGCGGAGGATTTGCACCGGCAGCATGTATTGCTGCATGAGTTGATAGGTCTGCGTGACGATGGCCTTGAAGTCGCGGAGCCAGCGATCAACCGTGTGCTGGGTGACGAGGGCGACATAGTTGGGATCGACTCCATCGCCTGCCATGCCGAAGTATTCATTCACATCGCGGCGCACGGCGCGTTCGATCTCAATGGTTCCCTGGTCGAACGGCGGCGGCTGCATCCAGCCAAATTCATTTGGGCGGCGCTCGGGGATTTGGACGGCAGGGCCGAGCACGATGTCCAGTTTCCCCCTATTGCTCGGTATGCGCATTGGGGGAAGTATGGCGATACCGGCGCGATCAGTGCGGTAGTCCCGCTGGGTTTTGATTTCGGCCTGCATCGTCGAAACGATTTCGGGGATGCCACGGGTTTCGAGGATGCACCGACTCACGCGCTCGCGGGCCAGCTCGATGAAGGGATATTCGCCGTGCGAGTAGGGGGAAATCTCCTCCTTGGCAAAGATGTCCACATTCGGGTGCATGACGCGGCACATGACCTTGGTCGCGCCGGTCTTCTCATCCGTCTCTTTGGAATAGACATGCCAGATTTCCACCAGGTCGCGGTGGTCTTGCCAGAGGATGCTGTCGCGGCGGTTGTGGTTCTGCTGCGAATAGACGGGCCAGAGGCTTGCGCCTTTGTAGTTCTCGGCCTTCTCGTAAAACTCCTGTGGGTAGCCTTCGGTGAGCGTGCGTTCCTCCAACTCCTCGCAAGTCACCATCTCGCGGCGGGCGATCCATGGGGCGCGTTGCAAGTCGTAGGTGGCAGTGGGGAAAATGATGTCGTTGAAAGGCTCCAACGCCGTCCACTCGGGCTTGCTCTCGAAAATGTAGGGCTCGGTGTATTCGACGGTGCCGCCTTCGCGGAGCTTGCGGATATTGGCGGCGGTGCCGGTGCCGGGGGCGAATTGCTCGGCGAGCTCAATGGCGACTTCCTCTTGGAGCGGGTCGAGGATTGCGCCGATGAGCATGGCGAGCGGGGAGTTTGGGTCGCCCTGCTCTTGGGCCATGAGGATGATGTCTTCGAGGCTGACGGATTTCTCCTCGATGCGCGTTGTCGTTTTCCAAAACACGCCCATGATGGCGAGGCCGTAGGTGGCGCGGATGTTGAGGGCAAGTTCGAGTTCGCGCCGGAGGTCGGAGGCGCAGTGCGTGAAGAGCATCCACTTGAGAACAGACTCGGCGGCGGTGCGGGACATGGCGTCGGTGGACTCCACCGGCATCATTTGCAGGCGGGCGGCAAAGGTCGAGGTGAGGCAAAGCTGGGTCTCGCGGTTGCAGACAAGATCGGCGAGGCGGATGCGGCTGTCGCTCGACCCATTCCATGGAAATGGGTTTTTGCCCAGATTTTCAGCCCACTTCTTGCCATCGGAGGACTGCCCGTCCCAGAGCGACATACGGGTATCGTAGTTGCGAGACCGCACGGCGGAGAACCAACTGCCATCGGTGGCGGCTTCGGTGAGCTGGCCGACCCAATACTTCGTGTCGCGGTCTGGCTCGTCGTCGTAGGACTTCATGCGAGGAGAGAGTTGCCAGAGGCCGCTTTTAATGCGGTTACGGCCAGCGCGTATGAAATGACCAGGGAAACACACCCCGCCGCAATGCGTGAACTGGCAAAAAGATTTGTCATGCTGCTTTGAGGCCCGGCATGAGGAGCATGGTCTTGCCTGTGCCGCCGCAGCGCACGACGCACTGGGGGTAGTTTCGCTTGAACCATGGGATGAAGTCTGGGTCGTTCCAGCAACCGGGGAGCTGCCAGTTCCAGAAGTGGTAAATCTGAGGGTCGATGGAGAGAGTCAAAGCGCCTACGCCCTCGATGGCGCGGAGGTCTTGCTTGGCGTGGTCGGCGGCGATGAGGTGCTGGCGGGCGTCGGCTTGGACGGCCTTGGAGTTCCACTGGGCGAGGAGCTCGTTCTTTACGCCCTCGGCCACTTCGCCGGGGATGTCGCTTAACGCTTCTTTGAGTATTTCCATTATTATAAAGGGGAGCCCCGGTTGCCGGTGGCCTGTCCTGAGACGAGGGGCCACCGGCAAGGGCTGGGGGGCGGGTGTTACGCGGTAGCCGCGAATTTTCCGAGAACCTGCGGGTTGCTCACAGCAACGCCGAAGATGGCGTCGCAGAAGCCACGGCGTCCGCCGCCACGGTCTTCGAGCTCTTCCATCCGAGGTTTGCGGTTGAAGCCGATGGAAACGAGGTCCATGTCGAGCACATAGCCACGGGCGGCCGAGACGGCTGCTGCCGCGCCATGAGCGAGGTAGGTGGACACATGAAGGCTCAAAATTCCGAAGTCACCTTCATAAATATCAATCGTGTTCACGATTTTTTTGTCCTCAACATTGCTGTTGAAGGCACGGACGCTGGACATGACATTTGTCGAGCCAGTCTGCGTGCGGATGAAATTTGTGAACGCACGCTTGAGGGCGACGCCGCAAACGAGGTCGTAGTTGCGACGAGCGCGGCGCACGCCATAGATGCTTTGAAGCACATCGATGACATTGTTCTCGGTGAGAGAAGTGGTGGCAGTCGTGTTGATCGAAGCGGCCGGGGTGCGGAAGGCGGCATCCACTGCTGTGGCCACATCAGTGTATGTATGCGTGGTAGGGTTGATCCATGAGCCAACGCCACGGGTGCGGTATGGGTTTGCCCCGGCCTGCACTTGGCTGTCGTTGTCGCTACCCATGATGGCCTCGATGTCGATTTTCAGCTCAACGAGGGCTTTGGCAGCGGACTTGTTGAAAGCCTGCTTGCGGCCAACGCCTGCGAGGTCGGCGACATTTTCAACGAGGTCGTCCACTTGGAACGCACGGCGAACCTTTTGGATGCGGCCCGAGAGGAGGACGCGGTTAGCGTGTTGGTCGGCGAACTCATCGACATCTTTGTCGGCAAGGACGCCTGCGGTTTGCGGGTCGTTGTAGCGGTCGGCGGGCCACTGAAAAAGAACATTTTGAGGCTCCTTTGCCTTCTTGCACATTGAGAACAGAGGGGTGTCGCCGGGTTCGATGAGGACCATCGCGTCGGAAAGATCTTCGCGCTGGCCTTTGACTGTGGTGATGGGGGTTGCGGGCATAGTAGTAGTTTTGGGGGTTTAAGTTTTTGGGGTTGGTTAGTTGAAAAGTGAGGCGACGAAGTTTTCGGCGGCGTCACGGTTTCCAGACTTTTTCAACGCTTCGAGCGGGTCGGCTTGGGATTTGGTCTTGGGTGCGGCTGAGGGACTGACAACTTTCGGGGCTACGGCTGGCTTGGCGGCTGCCGGTGCGGCAGGCTTGGCCTTGGCTGTGGCGGCTTTCTTTTGGATGGCCTCGGCTTGCTGGAAGCGGAGGGCTTGTCCACGAATAGCGTCACCGATGATCAGCTCCAGATTCGGTAGCTTGGCGATGCCGGGATACGCCTGGAGCGTAGCCATCATCATTTGCCTGGCCTGGGATTCTTCTTGGAACAACTCGGGATAAACCTGCCGGGCTTCGTGCTGGAAACTCTCGCGCTGGGCGAGGTAGTTCCGGCGGGCGGGCTCGGCTTTGAGAATCTGGCGGGCGACTCGCAGGCGTTCTTGAAGTTCGGACTTCGTGAATTTGCGGGTGCTGCCGTCTCCCATAGGCACTTCCACTTCGCCGCCTTCGTAGTCGGCTTTGGCAATGAGATCGGGCACATTGTCGAGCACGGTATTGGCTGCGGCGAGGCGGCTTTCGAGGGCTTCGGGCGTGGTGACATCCGCCAATGGGTCGGCGGCATCTTGCACCACGATAGGCTGGGCACGGGTGAGGGCATCCTTGGCGGCGGCGAGTTCGGCTTGCAGGCTGTTGGCTTGCTCCTCGGCGCTTTTGGCGCGGGCGGTGAGCTTGTCCACTCGCTTGGCGAGCTTCTTCACGGCGGGGGCTTCGGCAGACTCAGGGTCTTCCTCGGCGGCCTCGTCGGCGTCTTCCTCGGTGGCGTCTTCGGGTTGTTCAGTCGAATCGGACGGATCGGACGAGTCCTCGGTGGACTCGGCGGGATCGGCGTCTTCGGGCTGATCTTCTGGGGTGTTGTCAGTAGGGGTCTCATCCGCGACTGCTTCCTGGTCGGCCTCGGGGGCCGCCGGAGTCTCATCAATGGTCGGGAGCTTGACTCCCAGCGCGTCGATGACTTCGCCGATGCTGAATGCTGTTTCTGTCTGTTCCATGGTTTGTGTTGCGTCCAAGTCGCGGTGTCAGAACTAAGGTGGTTGCCAGCACGCACGGGTTCCACGCGCAGGCGGCGAGTAGTTCAGCACTCGCGCTGAGAAGTGATATGCCTTCCAAAAATGCAGAGCGGAAGAGGCTGCGGGCGCAACGGGTGCTAACGGGACTAAATGGGTGCTAACGGGGGCTAAAAAGATTGCAGAAAAGATTAACCACGGAGGACACGGAGAGCACGGAGGAGGGGGAAGTTACCACTGATTTGCATTGCTGGCTCAGTGGTCAAGCCTCTGTAGGTTTCCTGCCTCTGGCAGAGAACAAAAGGTCCGACGATTTATTTCTTGGAATCGAATGCCTCGGCGCGTGTGCGCTCGATCTCTTCGCGCAAGGTGCGAAGGGCTTCCAAGCCGCCTGCGCTGTGGGCGAGGAGGCCGGGGTTCTGTGCGGTTTGCGGCATGCAGGTAATCTCGGCGGCGTCTTCGATGGCGTCGTTTATTTTTGCAATGACGCTGCGAAACCAAAGTTCCTCGGGCGGCACGCACCATGCGGCTTGTAGGTCTTCGGCACTCATCAAAAGGGAATGTCAGGAGACTCGGAGAGCGGCACGGCTACTGGCTCTGCGGCGGGCGCGGCTTCGCTTGCTGCTTCGGTTTTCTTTGGCTCGAAGTAGAGCTTGAAATACTTTTCACCGTTGTCGCGGTTCTCGTTGACATAGCCACTGATCCAGTAGGCAACGCCCTCGATGGTGCAGGAGCCTTTATGCGAAGGCTGCGTTGGCTTTTCCTTTTTCTTGTTGCGGGAAAGGCTGCCGTGGTTGTCGGTGCGCTTGGTGCTCATGCGAGTTTTTCGAGATCAGCGGCGCGATACCAGGCGCGACATCCGCGTTTGCAGATCGGGCGGAGAATGCCCGAGTCGATGAGTTTGGTGATTTGCTTTGCGGTAACGCCCAGGCGGGCCATGACATCGCGGCGGCGGAGAAGTTTCATGCGAATTTTATTATAGGGTGAGGGTGTCAATAGCAGCCGCCTCCTCGGGTGCGGAGGGATTCTGGGTCCACATATTCGACATCCCTGGCGAGAACGATGTAGCGGAGAACATCGATCCAGTCTTTGGTTGCGCCGTGTTTGCCGTCTTTGCCGGTCCAAGTTTTAAGCGAGTAGATGAGGTTTTTGCACCGCTCGCTGATGTAGAGTTTCGGGGAGTTGTCAGACCCAAGCGGCCGCTCCTCGTCAAAGGCGAGCCAATCGTTAATGATGCCGACGCCTTCGGTGATGGCTTTGCCGGAGGTGGCCTTGAAGTCTAAGCCCATACGGTCGTCGCATTGTTCGATGAGCGTGCGAACGCCTTCCTCCGTCATGGTGGGCGTATTGCCGTAGCGAGAATCCATCCAGCGTTCTTCGACCTTGGCGATTTCATCGGCTTTCTCAGCAGCCTCGATGACGGCTTTGTATTCTTTGAATCCAAACCAGCAGCAGGCTTTTTGTGCGGGACCAGGGCGGCCGTCTTCGAGCTTGCCATCGGCCTCAGCCCACGGGCCGGGGTAGCCGACGCCTTCGATGTATTCCAGTTGGTTTGGCCATTCGCGGTAAATCCAGCAACGGTTGTCTGGAGTGAATCGAATCCACAACATGGCCCACGCCTTGCCTTCGCCTGGATCGACAAAATGGAAAACGGTTCCCTCCTTGGGAATTTTGTCATGCGGGACGACATGCACATTCTCGCGGAATTTGGGAAACATCGACATCCTCGCCTTGGTCGGCACGCCGTAGGCACGCATGAGGATGCGCTCGCGGTTGCTGCCGCGCAGCTCCGTCTCCATGGCCTCGGGGTTGCCGTAGGGGTTGTCGGCAGTGTGGAAATAAACGACGCGGGCTTTCTCGCGGGTGCATTGCTGGATGCGCGGGACTTGCTCCAGGCCGATGAGGTTGCCATCGCGGTAGCGCGGCAGCAGCGGGGCGTCGCATTCTTCCAGCGTCTTTGCTCCGTCGAGGTATTCTTTGACGGTGGTCGTGTAGCCTTCCACCGGCGTGAAGCCGATGCCGAGTTCACCGTCTCGCGTAAGTAGCCTAAAACGAAGTGCTTCCAGCCAGTCGGGGGTTACCAGTTCGTCTGCCCAACAAAAATTCAACTCGGCACCTTCAATCGAGGTGACATCCATCGAGTAGAACTTGAACCAGCACTGCGAGCCATTCGGCAGCACGAATGAGTTCTCGGTGAAGCCGCCCTTTTGCGAGTAGGTGATATTCGCCACCGCGCCCTTCTTGAGCTTGCCGCTGGCGGAGGGTTTCCACTCTTTCGGCAGGTATTCCCACAAATAGGGCTGCTGGTTTTGGATGGATGCCGCTTCGGTGGATTGCAGGCACCAGACCTTTGCGCCCGGCGTGTTCACCAAATGCTGCATCGCCTTCCGTGCAAAGTAACGCGACTTGCCGGAGCGGTTGCCTCCGAGGATAAGCAGCTCCGTGACGCCCTTCGGGAATCTCTCCCGCAGCTCCGCATAAGCCGCATCCGCCCGCTCCCAGGCGGGATTCAGCCAGCCATAGCGCCAAGGGTCTTCGACCATGCGGGCGATTTGCTCTTCCCGCTCGCGGTGAATGGCCAGCAACTGCGCCTCCGTGGCGGCGACTTTCTGGCCTTGATACCGAACAACAAACCGTCCATCGGCCAACCGGCCTTCGACCTCGATGAGCGGGATAACTGGGTTTTGCGTTTGGGGAATCATGGGCGCTTGAGAAGAGGCTGCAAAATTTTCGCTTTCGTTTTGTAGCCAAGCCGCACGCAAGTTTCGTGAGCTTCACGCAAAACAGCGCTCTCAGGATAAACGCCCGTCATGCGAAAATACTTGGTTTGAACCCGCAAATCATCAGCGGAGGTATGCACCAGACAATCTACTTCTTTCATTTTGCAGCCCTTTTCAGTTCGTTTTCATGCAGGCTCAACCAGGCGACGGCCTTCCCAGCATCGCCAACATCATCGACCGTAACGCACAGGTCGGAGATAACTCCGGCATCTTGCAGGAGGTTCAGCGCATGGGTGGCGTCGATCCGGCGGAAAGCGATGTAGTCGCGCAGGGAGTTCATTTGGATTTCTTCCAACGCTTCAACGCAGCGGCAATTTTTATGGCAGCGTCAGGACATTCGTGGTCATGCCATCCAAGGCAATGCGCAGCGACGCTGGCCAACTCGTCAGCAACAGCCCGAGCCTCGTTGCGTTCTTGCTCCAGCCTCGCCAGCTCTTCAGTCGAACGGAGTTCCAATCCGGACAATTTGTCCGCAATTCTGGCCGCATCAGCCCTTGCCTCGTCTCGCTCGCGGAGAATTCGCTCGTAGTGGTTGATAGTCATCGTGGCCATATCCCCATTGGCACGATCCATCAGCGCCTGGTCGCGCTCTTCGGCGAGTTTGTTGACTGCCAGCACATGCTCGGTGGCGAGGTCGTCGTATTGCTGCCGTGCCTCGTCTCGCTCTTTTAAAGCAATCGAAAGAGGCGTGCCTCCGGCGTAGTTTGTGGCCCCTTCCAGTTGGCGGATGCGCTCTGCTTGCCGTTGGATTTTCTTTATCGCCGAGGCTCGCTCGCGCTCCAAGCGTTTAGCTGTATCGGCGGGAACCCAGTGTTTATCTCCGTCGATCCCTCTAATTCTTGTCATAAAAGCATCCGTCTCAGGCGTGTTACTCATCGTTGGCCTCCTCTTTGAGTTGATCGACAAAATCCCATGCCTGCTTTGCTCGCATGTCGAAATACCTGGCCAAAAGATGCGCCACGCCTTGTAATGTGGTTTCTTCTGCGGTGCAGAACTCCTCAACCAGGCAGGCTATCTGGCCGAGCATGACCCCGTGTTTTTGTTCGTCACTCATAATTCGCTTTCAAAAGTCCGCGCCTTCACGATCAAGCGCCTGGCATTTTCCATGAGGTCGAAGAAAACTTCCTGCTCGCCGATGTCTCGGGTGTATTCCGGTGGTTTCACATAGGTGAGGACGGCGCGGAGGTTGGCGGCCAGCTCGACCGAGAGCTTGCAACAATGCGCCACGCCAGGGTGATCCTGCCACTCGCGGTGACAGGCAGGGCATGCTATCGCTGAATCAGATACTATTGACATATTTATGGGTGTTGTATGGGGTTAAAGGGTGAAAGCGCGTATCCGTCGCGCCCCGGCCCTGAGTCCGTGGTTTGTGGAGACCATTCAGAGGGAGGTCGTTAGTTTTGAGCCATCCGCGCAAATTCCGTTCAGACTGCGGCCTCCTCGCGTGACTCTCACCGACTGGCACTCACGGCTTACCGATTCGCTCATCGCAAAAGACTTAGCTCGATGCGGTGAATCTCGTTCTCGATCTCCGCCAGCATCGACCATTGTTCGCGGTTATAGGTGCCTCGAAACGGGAAATCGCACCGAGAAAATTTGCCGTTCTCGAAGACAATCAAAACTTTGCCCAAAGTGTCCGGATAGTTTGGGGATTCTGAACCTGAGCTGAGTTGGAAATGATATTCCGTGAAATTGCGGGTGGATTTTAGTTTAATGATCATGGTGTTATTTTTCTATTTCTGTCTCTCATTCTGGTTGTTGCTGTAAGCCTTCTCGGTCACATTTTTGAAAAGCGTGTGCTGGCCGATGAAGTTCATTTTTATCTCCGGCGTCGGGCCGTTTCTTTGTTTTGCAAGGATGAGCAAGGTGTTGTGATCCATCGGCTCATCGTCGGCGTCGGATTTTTTCTTGTTTTTGTCCAGGCGGTGGATGAGGAGCACGGTGTCGGCGTCTTGCTCGATGCTGCCGGATTCGCGGAGGTTTGAGAGCTTGGGCTTCGAGCCCTCGTCGGCGTCGCGGTTCAGCTGCGCCAGGGCGATGATGGGGATGTTCAGCTCCTTGGCCGTGGTCTTGAGCGCCTTGGAAATCTCGCTGACTTCCAGCGCCCGGCTCTCGCCTGCCCGCTTGGAGGATCCGTGCATGAATTGCAGGTAATCGACCACGATGAGGCCGAGGCCGTGCTGCGACTTGGCCCGCCGAGCCCGGCTGCGAAATTGCGCCACGGTGAGGCCCGGCGTGTCGTCGAGGTAGAGCTTGCTCTGCACCAGCCGGGTGGCTGCGCCCGAGACATTCCCCATGGCTCGGCCGTCAAAAAACCCGTCGCGTGTGCGCTGGAGGTCCAAGCCTGCCTCGGAGCAGATCGCTCGAATCATCAGCTCGGAGCTGGGCATTTCCACCGAAAAGACCAGCGTGGGCACGGCATTCTGCATGGCCGCGTGGAGGGCTATCTGCATGCCAAGAGCCGATTTGCCGCAGGCAGGGCGAGCGGCGATGACGATCATCTGCCCGCCGAGGAATCCGCCAGTCGAGCGGTCCAGATCATGGATGCCGGTCTCCAGCCCCACGGTCTCGCCTCGGGTGTGATACACCTTCTCGATATGCTCTACGGCGGCCAGCACGGCGTTTTTGCAGTGCGAGACAGGGTTTTCCCTTGTCGAGTGGTCGCGGAGGGCATACAGCGCCTGCTCGCAGCGCTCTTGGGCATCCTCTGTGGTGAGTGCAAAGTCATTTGCCGCCTCGGCCATGGCGAGGGCCGCTTGGCGCATGGCACGGCGTTTCCACACATCCAGCACCTCGGCAGCGTAGTGCCGCCAATTCATCGTGATGGATAGTTCCTGCACTAGATCAGTGACATAGGCATATCCGCCCACCTCCTCAAGCTGGCCTACCTTCTCCAACTCGGTCGTGACCAGGATAAGGTCCACCGGCCGGGCAGCCTGCCGCATGGTGGCGACGATACCCATGATCGTCTGGTGCGCTGGCAACACAAACTGCTCGGGCGACAGCGCCTCCAGCACGCTATCCGCCGTGCGCCCATCGGTGATCGCCGCGCCGACCACGGCTTTTTCGGCGATTTGATTTTCGGGAAGGATGTTTTTCATTTTTTTGGCAAACGGGAAGCGGCCATGGCTGTGGCCTTACGGAGCGAGGATCCAAAGCCGAGAAGGTGGAAGACCTTGCAACACACTCGCGGATTTTGCTCATAGCCGAGTAAGCGGAATTGCTCGGCCCCGTCCTCGCTCACCACCGGCGAGCCATCCGGATGCGTCATCGGCGTGTAAATAGGGTCTTCCATAGGGCGGCTCTCGTAAGTGCCGACCTGCCAGCGGAGAAAGTCATTTACAGACTCCTCATTGTGTCGCGTCACCACACAGGAGGCTTCCGTGGCGGTGGATTTAATTTCTAATGTTTCGATTATCATGTTGGTTTTTATTATGCTGCTGCGAGTTCGCGTTGTTTTTCACGAACCCAAGATTTCATGCTGTCGGGGAGAAGCGCCCAGGTGGTGAGGTTCACTTCGGGAAATTCCGTCTCGATAAGATCACGCCATCCATCGGGTTCGGTGGAGACAGGAGCCGTCGCGCTCACGCTCGCCCCACTGCGCCCTGCCCAATCCCTTGCACGGCTCACCTCGGTGAGGATGTTATTCAAAAGCGTAGCTAAGTCCTTGCGGCGAAACTGCGCCGCCGCGCCTTCTTTTTGCCGATAGGCCCACTCCAGGAAGCGCCATTCGTCTTCGCTCACGGCCGCCGCCGCCTTTTTATTTTTCTCCCAAGCACGGGAGGAGGAGGAGTCAAGAGGAGTCGAGTCTCGAAGGTTGAAGAGATTTCGGAATCGGGTCAGGACAGGATGCGTCGTTTCACGCTGTGGAGTTTCTTCGATTTCCAACTCCATGTCCCCATTGGGGACTATAGGGGATATATACTGGTTAGTGGTTAGTGGTATCGGCGCAATTGCTAACCTATTGGTTTTTTCTTGCTTTCCTTTTGGTTTAGCCTGTGCTTTTGGAGGGCGTCCACCACTGGCCCCCACCTCTTTACGCTTACGGCAAAGATTCCTGTAACTCTCGATTTCTTCCTCAACTCGGCCGCAAATCCAGCCATTTTCGGTGAGCACGAAGAACTCGTTGAGCACAACATCGACAACTTCTGCGGCAATGCGAATCCTACGCGAAACCAATTGGTTATTGTTTGGTATAGGTTGCTCGTCTGTGTAGTAGAGATCAAGAAGCCTGCGATACGCTAAATCCTCATCATTAGTGAGATGAGTCGTATTTACCGCATAGTCCTTGATATTAAATTTGTAAAAGTGCATTTTCTATTTTTTCTTTCGATTTTGAAGCTGAGAGTCCCACCAGACGCTGCGCGTCCGGACGCCTCTTTTTTCCAGCCAGCGGTCGCAGGCCGCCGAGATCGCCCGGCTGTCGCGCACAGAGATCCAACCCACCCGTGCATCGCCCGGCTCCAGGGCTTGCACGGAGTTTGATTGGGCGTTCTGCGTCTGGTGCTGGTCGTAGTCCACGCCTTTCATGCGGTGATAGGCTCAGGGGCCATCTCCACGCGCCGACGCAGGCGGTGAAAGCACGCCAGCGTCATCAGCGCATCCTCCAGCGCATTGTGGATTTTCCCCGAGCGGGAGAAGCCCAGCGCCGCCGCGATATGGTCCAGATTCAGCCGAGGCTGCCCATCCTTGCCCACCGGCAGGGTGAGAGCCCCCACCTCGTAGGCCAGCCACGCCGTCGCTTGCAGGTCCACCATCTTGCCCATCGGCCAAGTCAGGAAATTGCGAGCAAAGGCCGCCTGCAGAAAGTCACGGTCGAAGGCGACATTGCAGCCAGCCATCACCGAAAACCGGCGCGTGCCCAGCCACAAGGCGAGGTCCTGCATCACATCCAGCTCCGGCCTCCCGTTTTTTTCCAGAAAATCAAGAGTAAAGCCATTCTTCGCCAGCGCATCAGGCTCGCAAAGCCACTCAGGATTCGGCCGGATAATCGCAGTAAAAGCCTCGTTATCCATGGAATCCACCGCCGCCACGCTAAGAAGCGCATTCTTCGAGGGGTCAAAGCCCCCCGTCTCCACATCGATGACAATAAGCCGTGATTTCATTTCGCCTCCTCCGGTGGATTCGGCAACGGCATCCAATGCAAAACCGCCTCCTCCTCGTGAATGCGATTCCCAAGAACATTGCGCCAGACATCGCCATCAATAAATCCCGTCCAAACCTCACCACCCAGCGTGTGGATGATGACCGTATAGCCATCGTCGGGAAGCGTCACTGAAGCATCCCGCCACTCCATCTCCGTGTCCTCTGTGTTCTCTGTGGTTAATTTCATTTTTTCGGGGTTGTTTTTTTTTGCTCAAGAAAACGGCGATAGAGCGCAACGCTCACAGCCGCAGACTGAAACAGGGTTGTTGTTTTTTTCATAAAGTGCCAATAGCAGGGGAGAACCGTTGTTTGAGAGGAGCCCAAATGTCCCGATCTCCAGGCAGCGCCGGAATCATCTCGCCAGGGCGGTAGAAGCGGCTGTCCTTCACGCGCATGAGCGCCACGCGCATCGTGCCCGCCTCGCCCGTAGGAATTTGCACCTGCACCAAGTAGCGGTTCGGAGTCGGGCGATACACCTTCACCTTCACCGGATCAGGCGTCACCGCCTCCGGAGTCACAGCAGCGGCCACCGCCGCGTTTTTTTTATTTTTTGAGTCAGCCATAGGTTAGTTAGTTGAAAGCTCCTCAGCGGCCTCCTGCGACGCAGAGACCCCTTTGCATAAAATTTTCTGCTCACCCAAATCAGTGGGTGTCATAGGGGGGGCCTCCGAAAATCCAGACCCCCTCCCCCCCTCTTGATCGACCGGCCGGGCGTCGGCCTCGACCGGCTCGACGGCGCAGGTGGCATCCAAAGTGGTGTCCTGCTGGCCGTCTGCGTAGTTGAGGCCTTCTGATTCGGTATCAGAGACCGCATCGGCAGCGCTCCCAGATCCGTCCAATCCGCCCGATCCGCCCGGCGCCTTTTGTCCCGACTCGCTCCCGTGTGGACCGGTAATCGGCAGCACCTCAGCCTCGAGCACCGGCAGCGAGGCCAGCATCTCAGAGAGTTTGTCCTGGTTAACCTCGACTCGCTCGACTCGGGCTGTGGCCTCACCCGACAACAACTGCATCTTATCCACCATCACCGCCGCAACAATGGCCGCGTCCTTGGCGTTCTGGATACAAGGCACCAACTCGATAGCCCTCTCCACCGAAAGCCGGGCAGCCCGCCGAACATCCCGCAACAAATCCTTTTTATCCTGCTCTATAGAAAACCCTTCCCGATCTCTCACGGCGCAAACCGTGTTTCGACTCACCCCAAGCGCACGAGCCTGGGCGGAAATACTCAGCCCCTCGGCGCTCATCCGAATAATCGCCTGATAAGCATCCGGCCGGCGGGCAAGAAGGCGCTCGCCGGTAAACTCTCCAACCCCTTCGAGTTTCTCGGCACTCAATTCCTCAAAATTAAAAAGAAAAGGCGCGGCAGACTCGGCGGCCTTCATGGATTGCAAAGGGGATTCCATAAAAAACAAAAAAGGCGGCGCTAAGTGAGCGACGCGGCCCAAGGTTTGCGACCAGGGCGGAGATACACCGACCCACCGATCCGGCCTTCCTCGAGCACCCGCTTGATGCTCGACTCAGGGATCAAAATGCGATCCCCCAGGCGAACATGGGGAAAGGTGCCATCATAGAGCCTCGACTGAACCGCCGACCTCGACAGGCTCAAAAGTTTGCAGAGCTGTGCCGGTGAATAGTGTTGCTCGATCATTCGCCCATCCTCCAGGCGAGCAACGCCAGCGCCGCAGCCGGTCCAAGAGCGCAAAACGCCTCCCAGGTCCATGTAATGTAATGAATCGCGTCGGGAGTGTTCATTTGTCCACCTCCACGGAAAACGGCCTAAGTCCGAAAATTTCAAAAAAACGCGCCCGCGCAGCCTTTGCGGATGTCGCTCTCACATAGTCGCCAAACGGACCGCGCAGCGGATCCATCGCCCGGCACAAAAAAAGGCGGCTCATATCTGGCCCTCCTGAGCTTTGGCTTTTGCGACAGCTTTCACCAGCAACTGCCGCACGATGGCGGCCCGGCTCACCATCTGGCTTTTGGCCAGCTCGGTGATGATTTCATCAACCTCTGCGGGGATTTTGGTTTGAACGATTTTTGTCATATCAAGTGGGGTGTTCTACTCACCTCTGAAAAGTTCTATACAGATTCTGTATAGAAACAAAACAAAAAAATTTATTTTGTTTGCGAGCTGGTTTAGATTGCGACATGCCAAAAAAGAAAAAACCAAACGGCCCAGGCAAAAACCGAATTGTGGCGAGCACTACCGTTGATTTGGAAACCAGCGCAGAGATTGACCGGCTGGCCGCCGCAGGCGGATTGACGCGCAGCCAGTGGGCCCGCGAAGCCCTTACTGAAATGGCAAACGAAGCCACAATTTACGGCATCACCAAAAAAACAGAAGTCACCAAGATATCGGGAAAAGCCACGCCCCAGGATACTGCCCAGAATGTCATAACACCATCAACCAACTCAGGTATTGGATCCTTAACAGCGAATCGCCCGAACTCCCGCCGGGCTGGATAGCAGAAATCCACGACCTCACCAGCCACCAGCCACCAGCCACCAGCCACCAGCCACCAGCCACCAGCCACCAGCCACCAGCCACCAGCCACCAGCCACCAGCCATGAAACCACTCCTTGCCGCTCTCGCTCTCCTCCTGGCTGCGTGCGCCAGCCCGAAACCTGAGCCCATCACCCGCCGCGCCGAGCCCGTGGCGCAGCCCGTTGAAATCCTCATCGAAACCAGCCCGGCAGGCGGCATTGTCGACTGGAATGGCAATGTCCTGGGAGCCGCACCCGTCACGCTAAAAATCCGCCCTGAGCTCACCAGCCTTGGCCGCCCACGCTGGCCCTACACCGGCGCTAACGCCCACATTTTCCGCGCCCGCTGGCCCAACGGGGACCGCGCCGCCGAGCTATTCCTACCCGATGAAATGCCCCCGCAACGCATCGCAATCATTTCCCCCGTCCAAGAACTTTTCTGGGGATACGAAAAGAAAAAACCGCTGGCAAAATTCCCATAGCCACCCGCAGAGCCTCATTTTATCAGCCTCCGCGAGTGTCAAGCATTTTCTGAAAAAATATTTTCAAAAAAATAAAAATAATTCTTGCACCCCTTTTGAATCTTTATAGATTCATTTCCAAGCGAGCCAACCACGGCCCGCCTCGGTCCAGCGAAACTGGAAAATAAAAAATGGCCCGGCACATCCGGGAACGAAAAATGAAACTAAAAACCATCCTCGCTGTGACACTCGCCACAGCATCCACCGCCAGCCTCGCGCTTGGCTCGTCGTTCACCCTTATTCATGGCCCCGAATCGTTCATGCTCGGCCTGACTGGGTTTCTGTTGTTTGGCCTCTCAACCGCAATCCTCAACCGCACCGTTTAAGGAGCCCGACCATGACAACAACACAACACACACCCGGCCCGTGGCACATTGGATCAGGAAATGGTGAAGGCAGCATTTTTGCCAAAAATGGCCGCATGAGACTCGAAACAGGCGGGACCACCCTCTACGCTATCTGCCATAATGTTTCCACCTGGAACATCGACGAGGATGAAGCTAACGCTCGCTTGATTGCCGCCGCCCCGCAAATGCTCGAAGCACTCCGCGCCGCCCTCGAAGCCATGGGCGACACCTACGACGCCCGAGACGCCGCAGGCACCGAGGGCGACCAGCTCCGCGAGCAGATCGCCGAGGCAATCACCGCAGCCACCGGAGAGCTTACCATATAAACGCCATGGCACTCTATTCCACACTCACCGGCGGCCGAACAGCCAGCCGCTCACTTCGCGCCCAGATCGCCGAGATCGACGGCCGCATGCCAGCCACCCGCGCCGCTAAGGCTTGGGGATTCAAATCCGCTGCCACGCTTAAAAAATGGGTCCGCTCCCGCGAGTGGCACCATGTCGGCAAATTCGCAACAATTACAGATTACTACAATGTCAGAGAATTTGTCGAAGAGGCCGATATTTGCGACCTCACCGAATTAGTTGGCCTCGCCGCCGACCTCACTGCCAAAGGCCGCGAGCAAGTCCTCGCTCCCTTGGTTGCTAAGTTTGTTACATCAAACCTCCGCCGACGCGAGATACCGCGCTGGCGCTCAACAAGCGGCAACCTCACAAAATACCTGACCGCTTGCGGATGCGTAGTTGACTCAAACACCGCTTTTCGCGTCACTACGGCCATTACCAAAGGCAGCACACTCCAAGCCGAAATTCAAAAACTCCTAAAAAAACCATGAACCTACCAAAATTCCTTATCGCCGACGACGGCGCAGACCGTGAGTTCGTCATACATAACCACTGGCCCCGCTTTATCGTAGAATTTGTCCAGGGAAATGGCACCCCTCACTTTTGGGACCCCGAATCCGAGATCATCGCCGCCGAGCTCAAAGCCGGACGCGAGCCCGCCGCCCTTCTATCCCGCCTCATGCGCGAAGCCGGAGATTTCTACAATTATTGCCAAGACCAAGCATTTGAATAACCAAACCAACAATGAAAACACTATCACCACAAGAACAAGACGAAATCGAAAGCCTCACCTACATAACGCCACCGGAAGACCAGGGCAACCCTCACAACGCAGGCCAGGCAATATGGGGAGAGCTCGCAGTGCTCCGGCGCTGGGACTGGGACGATAACGGCGGAAGATTAAGCAACACCCGCCACGAATATGAGATTTACAAATGGGACGGCGAGGACGAAGACCCCGCTTTTCAAACCCTGACACTCGGAAAACTGGTTGCAAAATTTATCGTTCCAACAAAATGAAACTTGAAACCCAACAAGCAATCCGCCGCCACATTAGGAAGCTCGGTTATTCCGACAGCCGCCGCAGCCGCGCCGGAGAATGGTTCACCAAATCCTCGCCACGCTACGAGAACAACTGGAAACCCAAATGGGAGACGCATCCTCTGTTTAAGAACGACGAAGAGGCGGTTGAATCGTTAAGGTTTCCATGACCCCCGAGCAACTCACCCGCGCCGCCTCCTCGATGGAGGCGGCGCTTGCCCGTCTCGACATTCAGCCCGGCATCACCACGGCAGCCGAGCTGGCCGCCGACGACGCCGAAATCCTGCCCGCCCTGGTGAATGGCCAGCCGGTAATTACCCCCGAGGCTAATTCCGGCATGTCTGAAGGGCGCGAAATTTAGGCCCAAACTCACCCCACCCCATAAAAACTCAACCCGCGCCGGACGATTTCCGGCACCTCATCAATGGAAACCGTCAAACTTTACAACGCCCTGGCATTGCTCACCGACACGGCCAAGCTCGTCTTGCGCGACATAGAAAACCCCTCCAGCCTCGCCGCCAACCTCAACTTTTTAGCCCAAGCTGTAGCCAGCGCCGAGAAAATCCTGTTAAAACATCCCATCCCAATAAATCAATGACACCCGACCTCAACGCCCACGGCAACACCGGCAACCGCAACAACGCCCGCGACCCCGAAGGAGCCGAAAACATGACCAGTAAAATCCTCTTCTTCTGCTACCCCGAAGAAAAATCCGCCTGGGTCCGAGCCGCCAAACCCGAAAAACTCAGCGCCTGGATCCGCCAACAACTCAACCAAGCCACCGGCCGCCCCGAACGCCCCGACCCCGAAGAATGGCGACAAATCCGCAAGTAGCAAGTGGCCTCCAAAGTGGCGACCTTAAACATAAGTCAATAATAATGAACGCCCCATCCACAAACTACGGATCAGAAGGTTTGAGGTTCGACTCCTCATGGCTGCACTCCCCCTCTTCTCTTAAAGTGGCGTCCTTGCGCCGTTTTCCCTCTGTAGCACTCAGAAGATTGCTGTTTGTTGGTTTTTCGGGGGCTTGCAATGCTTGCGCAATTTGCTTTGTTTTTAGGGTCGAAGTGGTGTCCAAAGTGGTGTCCCTATTATGAGAAAACATGGCGAGATTTCGGTTGATTGGATTGCGGCGAAAAATACTTGGTATTTCCGCGTCCAGGTAGATGGCGAGCGGGTGAGCAAGAGCACGGGCGTGCATGTGCACTCGGCGGCTGGGAAGGCGGCGGCGTTGGTGAGGGCTAAGGCGATTGCCTTGGCGCTGGCGACGGCGGATGAGCACAAGATTGCTGCGGTGGTGAAGCGGCCGGGCTTTGCGAAGTGCGGCGAGGTGGCCGAGATTTACAAAGTGCATGGACCGGCGGCGTCGGTGACGAAGAGCCTGAGCCGGTTTGCGGCTTTTGTTAAGGAGGTGACCAGTCGGCAGGATTGGGAGGAGCAGAGCACGCACCTGGTGCTGACGGCCTCGGCGATGCGGGGATGGATTGAGGCCCAGAAAAAGGCGGGTCGCTCGGAGAGCGGCATCCATACCGATGTTCAGACCATTAAGAGCGTGGTGGCTCGCAAAAGATTTTACCTGTTTGAAAAATTGAAGCTGCCAAATCTGACGGATTTTTGGGCGGTGTCGGGGGGCTCGGCGACGACGGAGGGTTATCAGCCTATCGACCGCGAGGCGCTCCGGCGCATGGATCGGGCGGCGAGGATCCCGCTGCGGCGTCAAAATGCTCGGGTCTGGGCTATCTATTGGCTGATGCGTAAGGCGGGCTTGCGCAATGACGAGGTGCAATATCTCAAATGGAGCTGGGTGGATTGGCAGGAGGATGGCACGGCGGACCTGGTATTGATTAAGCGCGACGACTGGGCTCCCAAAGGCCGGAGCGGCCGCGTGCCGATGCGGGCGCGGTTGCTGCGGTTGATCCAAAAGGCGCTTGCAGGCGAGAGCGAGTATGTGATTCCCAGGACAAGCAAGACGGAGGCTTTTGACCTGACGCATTACGGCATCAATGAATTTGTAAGGCTCTACATTCCCGACGGGGAGAAGGGCGCATACAACCTGCGTAAAGAATACGGCGCTCAAATTGCGGCGAGGGATGGCATCGAGGTGGCGAGCCGGTTACTGCGGCACAGGGACATCCAGACCACATTTAATCACTACCACAATCTCATTAACCGCCCGAAGCCGCTTTAGCGTTGCTTGTAGTATTTGCTTTCTTGGACGAGGGAGCGGATGGCGCTTTGGGCGCTTGAGCGGTTGCCGAGTTCCATGGAGGTTTCCACTTCGTCCATGGCGTTTCGGTAGGCTCGGTTCCATGCGCCGAGTTGCAGGTAGCGGTCATTTTCCCGCTCGCTGCGTTGTTCGCTGCGGGTTTTGAGGTAGTTGTATTCGGTGCGGAGCCCGTTGACGAAATCCGGCAGCGAGAGGCGCACTTTGGCCATGTCGCGTTCGTCGGCCTGGTTCAGCTTGAGATCGTTTTGGTAAACTCCCCTGTCGCTGATCTTGAGAAATTTATTCAACACCGGCGTGGCGCTGATTGTCATTTCGGTGAGGGTGTCGGCCTCGGTGTCGTAGTTGAAGAAGTTTGTGATGCCGGTGGCGCCGAGGGTCCAGCCGAGCATGGGCTTGGTGGCTTCCCATCCCCCGGCGAGCCATTGATCTTCGGAGAGGATGTTGCGGTTGCGGAAATCATCGCGTGGGTTTCTGCCAGCCAAGAAAGTTGTCCAGTTTTGGCCGACCTCGATGAGCGTGTTTTGCCCTGGCACTTGCGAGCTGATGCCTGCGAAGACATCGCCGAGTTGTGGCGCGGTGGGGTCGCCTTTGGCGGAGCGAATCGAAGCGCTTAGGACTTTGCCGACCACGCCATTGATGACGCGCAGCCCTTCATCTTGCGGCAACCGGAGGTAGGCTGTCTTGCCGCCGGTGTCGCCGGTGGAGACATTCCCCAGGGGAATGACGGCAAAGTTGGTCATGTCCCAGTTCGGCACGCGGGAGTAGAGTTTTTGCAGTTCTTCGCCGAGGACGCCTTCCTTGGCGAGGGTTTGCAGCACGGCTATGAGGCCGCCGCCGGTGAAAAGCCAGGCGAGCCACCATTCCTTGGCGTTCATGTTGCGCTCGGCACCACGGAAATTGCGTTGGAGCGATTCGTAGGAGCGGAGAAAAATGTTGAGGAACGGCACAATGGCCCCTGCTGATTGAGCGTGGCGGCCTTTCTTGTAGTAGTTGGGGATGCCGATGTGGTTGCGGATCGTGTTGGCCGCTTGCGGCGCGGGCATTCCCATGTCTTTGACCAGCACCTTGTAGGCCGACGCCTTGGGAAGCATTTGGAGAATCTGCCCTGCAAACTCGATGGCTTTCAGCGGACCCATGATTGCCCTGGTTAAAAGATTACGACTCTTGGAATCTTGAAGGTGAAACTTCCGCAGGATGGCATCGATGCTGTCATCATTGCTTCCCATGCGTCCACCGAAGGCCGAGTGCGGACCACCCGTGGCGGCGCTCTCTACCATCTCGCGCATGAGTTGAGTCTTTCCTACATCTCCTTGTGCCCAATCAATGGACGCTCCCCAAGCCTCGGGGTCGAGGAGGCGCATGAGGAACCTTGCTCGGCCTTTGATGCCGCCTGGCATGTTGGTGAGCGAGCGTTGCAAGTCGCGGGCGGGAGACATGAAAAGCTGAAAGGCTGGGTTGTAGCGAATGATGGCCCCATAGACGAGGCGTTGAAACCCCGTCGAAAGCAGGCGCAGGATCGCATCGCGCTCGGCGGGGGATTTGTCTTCCCACATGGCGGCGTAGCGTTTGGGGATATGAGCGCCCACCCGCTGGCCATTTACTTTCCACTCCACCATAGACAATGCCGAATCTTTGGGAGGCTGCGGCTCCATGGTTTTGCCGTTGTATTTCATGGGCGCAGTGGTGACGAGCTCGGGCGAGGTTTGCCTGATTACCCGCACGGCTTCTCGGGTGAACCTGTTGTTCTGTGCGGCGCGGTGGATACTTATGACCTTGAGCACCGTTTGCTGGAGAGGGTCGGCGATTTCCTTGAAGGTGCCTACCTGCTTGCGGATCGTTGAAGGAAGATACTCTTGGACATATTCCAGCGGAGTGAACGCGGCGTAGTTGTCCTTGTTTGTGCTGATCGTCTTCCACAGCTCTGCTGAGAATAGGCCGGACTGATTTGCGTCTTCCATGATGGAATAAATGACATCACGAAAGCCGCTCACTGCGGTTTCCAGCGCGGCGTAGCCCTCGGGGCCGAGCGTTGCTTGCAGCCTGGCAAGCGCCTCCCTTGCCGTCCGGTCTGTCTCGCCGCCGGGGTTGAACATGACTGCGCGGCCGGTCTCGCCGACGACTTCCATTTGCCCGTCGATCTCTCGGGTTACTTCGAGGCGCTCATTGGCGATGCGGTGGTATTTGAGAAAGATGCCGAAGTTTTCGCGGGCTACACCGGCTGCATCGAGGCTTTGGTAGAGACGGCCTATGTCGGCCAGTTTGACTTGGAGTTTACTTTCGGCGAGCGGATGCTCCTCGGTGAGCCAGCGGATGCTGTCCTCCTGGGCTGGCGTAATCTTCCCGGCAGCGCGAGCCTTTGCGGCAGAATCAATGATCGGCTGGTAGATATTCCAATACTGGTCTTTGAGATTCTCCCACCATCCGGTGAGGCTGGCGCGGCGGGCTTGAGCAGCGGCGTTTTTGCTAATGAAAATCTCGGCACCGGCTTTGAATGCTTCCATGTCTCGGGCGAGGCGCTTATCCAGCACGGCGTCGCGGCCTTTGCTGATGCGGTCGTAGATTTCTGCCAGCTTGGTTTTGACTTGGGGGCGGGAGTCGAGGTTGTTCCAGAAGGTGTCGTAGAAAATCGGGGCGCGGGCTTTGAGGTCAGCCGGGCTGTTGAGCAGCACGCTCATGGCGTCGGCGAAGAGTTCCTCGGGGCTGAATCGGTAGGCGAGGTGCTCGGGGGTGGCGCGGGTAATGTCGAAGGGCTTCCACCATTTGGTCAGGTCGATGAGTTCTTGGCGGATGTATTTGAGGTCGGCCACATTTCGGGCGTTCATCTCGCTGCGCATGGCGGCGTGGAAGGCTTCGCGGAGTTCGTCTTGGGTGGGCTCGCGGCCGCCGACGGTCTGCGTTTCCTCGCGGGTGTTGGTGCCGATTTGAGCGCCTTGCACTTGGAACTTTGCCAGGCGGGCGTCGAGGATTCCCTTCATAGCCTGCTTGACGATGTTGGCTTTGGTGGCTCCGTCCTGCCGAGCAAACCAATCGTAGAGTTCCGGCCACTGCTCGCGGGCGTCGAGGCCGAAGAGTCCTTTGACGATCTCGGGGGTGACTCCGCTTTGTGCGTAGATGGGCTCGTTGACGATCACCTTGCGCACCTCGCCTTCGAGGGAGGCGCGGAGGTCGGCCTCGGCTTTCTTGCGGATGTTCTCGCGTTGCTTGCTGGTGATGGGTTGCTGGCTGTAGGCCCAGCCTTCCACCGGCGCGGGGTTAGGATCGAGCGGGATGCTGTGCTTGAGCGTTGGGTTTCCAGAAATGATTCCCAGGAGATTCCCCTTCTCCATCTTAAAATCATCCATGAATTGGATGTTATGCCCGATCTCGTGCATGAAGGTCATCATGGCCGAGGCTTCGCCACCGGCTTTGATGAGGTCGGGGTGCAAGGTGATGACGCCTTGGCCGTTCGGGCTGAAGCTCCCCAGCGCATTCCGCTTGCGAGGAATTTGCACCGTGGGGCTGCCGCCGGAGAGGGCTTTGACAAACTCCACGGCCTCGGGCATCTCCACCACCGGCACCTTGTCCAGGCCGCCAAGGATGAGCGGCATCGTCCAGGTGCCATTCATGGCCCGCACTACGCCGACGGCATCGGGGTAGTCGGCGAAGACCTGGGCGTCGTTGTAGGTTTCGAGGGCGGGCTTGGGGATTGTGGATCCGGCTGGGATGACGGGGGTGGGCGGGCCTGCGTCGGCCATGGTCTTGCTGCCGCTGCGGGAGGATTTAGCGGGCGGCCCGGCGTCGGCAAATGCCATTTTGGTTTGTCCCTTTTGCGCTTCCTCGTAGGCCGCTTGTTGGCGCTTGGCTTCGTCGGCTTCGCGTTGAATTGTTAGGCTGTCATCCAGCACCGGGCGGTCGAGGCTGAATGGCATTTCGGACGGGCTAAAGATATTGCCGGAGAAAGGATCGTCCTGCTTGGCAGGGGCAGGCGTGTCGATGGGTTCGCCGAAGAAGTTGTCTATGTCGCCGGTGGGCGGGGCGGCGAGCTCGGCTTCCTGCACCCACATTTGCGTGCCGTCTTCCACTTTCTGGAGGCCAAATTTTGTGCCGTCTTGCAGGGAGATGGTGAATGTCTCGGGGTCGATGGCTTTCACATTGAGCCACTCGTCGCCGATCTTTACCTTGTCGCCGATTTGTAGCGAGTTTGCAGAGATAGGTTGCAGCTTCGCTTTCTTGGAGTCGGATGGGTCGAGGGCGGCTTTCGAGAAATTGTCGTATTGCTTTTGCAGCTTGTCGTATTCGGCTTGTTGCGGGTCGCCATCCTTGAGTTGCCGGTAGCTGTTCACCTCGGCCATGTAGGCGTTGAATAGGGTGTCGGGATATGGGTCGGCGATCAGTCCTTGGTCGTAGAGTTCCTGGGCGCGCACATCGTAGGGCGTGCCGGTGGAGCGGTGCGTCTCGGCAAAGTGCCTGCCGGTGCGGCGTATTTCATTCCAGTTGTCATTCTCCCCGCCTGCTTTGCCGCTGGCGCTGGTGCGCACGGGAGATTCTTGGAGGGCGGAGAGGATGGGAAAGGTGCCGGGATCGTAGGATATGCGAGGGAACCGGCGCTTGGGCTTGGAAACAGAGGCCCCCTCCCCGGCGATCACTTCGGGTGAGCCTGTTGATGCAGGCGCTGTGAGTGTGCTTGCTACGGGAGCAGAGGCCGTTGGGGGAATTTCGGTCGCAGTCGAAGGGTCGAAGGTATCGGGCGGGTTAACTTGTGGGTTAACTGCGGCCGGTCCTGGCAAGGCTTGGATTCCTTCGGGGCCAGGCAGGGCGTTGCTGCCGCCTTGGAAGGCTGGCGCTGCGCCGCCACGGTTGAGGAACGCTTGGCCGGTGTAGGTGGCGGGTTGGCCTTGGAGTGGGATGGCGGCTACGGGATTCTCGGTGGCATAAGGAATGGCGGGTTGGCTTGGGCGGGGGGTAAATCCGGCGTCTGCAAGGGCGGCTTGCTGGAAGCGGGGGTTGATGATCTCGGTGGTGTCGAGGAAGCGGAAGCCTGCGGCGTCCACGGTGGCGCGGCGGATGGCTTGGGCGTCGATGAGGCGTTCGTCGGCGCGGAGGGTTTGCACCGCTTGGCGCATGACATTGTAGTCCTCCGCTTCTTGTCGGCTGGCACGGCCGGTGCGGACTTGGTTTTCCAGGGTGACAAGCTCCTCGGGGGCGTAGGTTTTATTGCGAGCCTTCACGCCGATGCCTGCGGTGAGTGCGCCGAGGGTGCCGGATATGGCTGTGCTGGCGGGGTCAAACTCGGGGCGTTGCGGCGGTTGCTGGCCTGTCTGGCGGTATTGCTCGGCGGCGATGAGGGGGTTGATCTCGGGGTGGATGAGTTTATCCAGGCCGATGTTGGCGGCTTGGATTGCGACATCCGTTCCCACGCCTATGGAGGCTCCAGTGCCGAGGGCTCCACTGATAAACTTGGCGGCTTCGGCTCCGCCCTTCTCGGTGCGGATTAGGTTGGCGGCGTTAGCCAGGCGCGAGACCGAGACCGGAGTCGGGGCGAGGATCGAGACGAGTTGGCCGGCGGAGTTGTAGCCAGGGGCGAGTTGGTTGGCGGCGTAGAAGCTATCGAGTAGTTCGCTCTCCTTGGCTGAGGCTTTGAGGGCTTTGTCGTAGGCCGCTCCCACACCTATGGCTGTGCCTGTGCCTGCGAGGATGCCGACGCCAATAGCGCCGGGGCCGGTGGGGAAAGTAAGAGCGGCGGTGGCCGGGCCTGCGACAAGGGCGGCTCCCGTCTGCATGGCTCCCTTGAGGAGGCCGGAGGCGGCGGCCTTTGCTTCGGGGAATGCACCGGCACGGCGCTCGAGGTCGCGGCGTGCGGCGGTGGCTTTCTCGACGCTGGGGATGTAGCTCTGGCTGGCTTCGTCCCATTGGTCCACCGTGCCTTTAAGGAGTTCGGTGTAGTTCGTGGAGTCGATCACGCCGAGGTTCCACATTTGCTCCACGGCCATGTTGTAGCGGGCGGGGTCGATGTAGAGACGGCCGTCGAGGGTCTTCCACGGCGTGCTGCCTTGGGGAAAGATACCTTCCTTTATACCTTGGTCGTCGGCGGCTTGACCGTTGCGTTCGGCATCGCGCAGGAAATCAATCGCCTCGTCCGGTTGCGGCACAGGGGATGGCACGGCGGCTGGGAGTGCGGGGTCTTCCTCGACCAACACAGCAGAGGAAACATCAAACTCCTCAAGAGGGACGGCAGTGGTGGGGTCAAATGCCGGGGCATCCTCTTCGAGAAGGACGGCTGTGGAGGGATCGAAACTCATTTAAAAACTCCATTGCCTTGATAGACTGCCTTGTTGCCCTTGGCGTCTGTGTAGGTTCTGCCGACGATAAAGTTGTCAGGAGTAGGCATGGGGTTTGGACGAGGTGTTGGGTTCGGTGTTGGGGATGGCGTAGCCTGTGGCGTAGGGGCGGGTTGCGAGGCGGCCGCTGCGCTCACCGAGTTGGTTGGGTCGATCTTGCGGATTTTCTCGCTTTGATAATCCGCATCCTTGAGCAATCGCGCTTTAACCTTCTCTGGGTTTTCTCCTCCAAAAAAACTATCTGAAGGAACCCACATTCCATTGTCGTTTTGGGTCACTTTCTTATTAGTCGGAATAGCGTTGACTTGATTCAATTCGCTTTGAATGCGCTGAAGCTCGATGTGCGCCTGGTTAAACTGCACTCGGTTGTCTTCCGAGATTTTGGGCTTACCAGTTACAGCGGAGCCTGAGTATTTATCGTAAACTTGGAATGATTCTCCGGTGAGGGGATCAATAGCTCGCAAGCCGTCAGCCGTTTCCCTGATCTCGCGTTTGACCGGCTCCGGTTGTTTATCTGCTTCAATTCGCTGGCCATTTGCAAAATACACCGTGCGGCCATCGGGTAACGATACGGTCTGCACCTGGTTGGCGCGGGAGCGTTTCACGCTGTCCTGGTAGATGCGCACAGCATTGTTGGAGGTAATTTGACCGCCGGAAGACATGGCAGCACGAACGACTTCCTTTTGGTGGGGAGACATTTTAGACCACTGCTCTTTGCTGGTAATGCGAATGCGTTTCCCTGCGGCAAGCTGTGCAGCCAGGTTATCCAATGGCTCCTCTTCCTGCCCGTCCATGGCATCCATCGCGCTGCCGACAGGTTGCTGTGCTGTGGCAGGCTCGTTGGGAACGACAGTCATGAGCGCGTTGCCGGTTGGAAGAATGCCGTTCGGGTCCAAGTCCGCCGACGGAAGAGGGCCGGAGTAATCGCTTTGTGAGGGGGAGGCCATGGGGATATTTTACTGACGGGTGTCAATCCTGCCAGATGTCAACCCCATCAGCGACCTCCACCGAGAGGGCGGGATTGGAAGTTCCTCGAACGGCAGCTTTCTGAGTGTAGGCGGCTCCAAGAGCTTCGTATTGCTTCTTGACCGTCTGCTGTTTCTGCATGTTTTCAAACTCAGCGGCGTGGGCCATGACTGCGCCGGACATTTTGTTGGCGTTGCCTTTGGTTTCTTCGAGAGCTTTAGCTAGGGAGGTTTTGAATTTTTCGCCTTGCTCTCCGTAGTTGTCGGAGAGGCTCATCATGGCTTGGCCGCTTGCCATGGATTGCTCCATCTTGGCGTTGTCTTGATTGTTCTGTTCGACGCGCTTATTGACCATGCCCATGACGGTGTTGAACGAGGAGGTGAGGGAGTTCTGCATGTTTGCGACTCCTTGGGCGCGGAGGTTGGCGGCGTTGTTGGCTCCTTGGGCGTAAATCTCGGCAGAGCGGTCGGTGACGGCGGGGGCGTATTGCATGGGGGATTAGGTGGGGTTGAGGAGTTTGTGGGCGAGGGTGAGAGGAACGGTATCAAAGCAGGCTCCGGTGGCGGCGTGCCAATCG